GATCCAAAAGATTTCCCTGTTCTCGAATGGCAGAAAATAGCATCGCCTATTTGGATGGACATCAATCCATCAAACACACTACAAAAAGCGAGCGCGCGCGAAGACAATGACGAAAGGCATATTTGCCCATTGCAGCTTGAAGTCATAAAACGATCTTTGCGAATGTATAGCAATCCGAATGATCTTATTCTGTCGCCATTTGGTGGCATTGGATCAGAAGGCTATGTGAGTCTGTCCATGGATCGTAAGTTTATTGGAATCGAACTCAAAGAATCTTATTGGAAACAAGCATGCGCCAATTTGAAAAATGCAATAAAAACAAAGTCTAAAGGATTGTTTGATTCCATCGATGCGGAATTAGATTTAATTGAATGTGCTGCTTCCGATGAGTCAGAGTAAATTCACTAGCCTCATTGAATCCGCCACCAATATCTTGATTGGGTATTGGTGCGCGGTTCTCACGCAGTTAATCATTTTTCCTATAATGGGAATTGATGTTTCGCTGAACAAAAACCTAATGATCGGATTGGTTTTTACGCTGATCTCATTATTACGTAGCTATGTGATCAGACGTGTTTTTAATCGCTTTGGATGACATGAAATGACCGATGATCAGATAAGAATAACATGCAAAGCCGCGCTAATCTATCGCCCAAAACACGAAGCGCCAGAAGATTGGGTGCAAATTGTTTTGCTCAATATCATTAAACGCATTCACAAATATGATCCGGAAATTGCGGCATATTCAACGTGGGCATACCACATAGTTCGGCGCTTAAAATTTCATCATATCAGAATGCGCAAGCTTAAATACATTGTCACAGTGACGAGTAAGCTGAATGAAAACCACAAGATTGATGAAGATGAAAACAGCATCAATGGCGTGGTATCCGATGTTCGGCGCGCTGTTAACAAATTACCAAAGGATTGGCGGTTTATTGTCAATGCCACGCTCGATGGCTATCAACCAAAAGAGATTGGCGCGGATCACGGCATGAGCCGTCAGAACGTTGAGGTGAAGTTGCGTCGGGCATACCAGATGTTGCGGGAACATCTGTTTGATTATTCTGAAATGATGATAAGAGGATGACATGGAACTTAGACCGTATCAGCGTGCAGCATGCGATAGCGTGCATCAATTCTTTATTGACCATGGAGCGGATGTTAACCCTTGCGTGGTCATCCCTACCGGCGGCGGTAAAACGCCGGTTATGGCGATGTTGTGCGCAGAACTCATAGCCGATGGCGCGCGTGTGCTGATTATGGCGCATGTTCGGGAACTGGTCGAGCAAACTTACAATCGACTTGTATCGACTATGCCAGACCTTCCGATCGGCATATATTCGGCGGGGCTGAAACGTCGTGATCTCAACAATCAAATTATTGTTGGTAACGTGCAATCAATCGCGCGTAGGATCGACCAGTTCGGGCTAATTGACTACATATTTGTTGACGAAGCGCACCTAATCCCGCACGGCCAAGACGGTCAGTACAACATGATCATCGAGGCTATGCGCCAAGCCAATCCATCTCTACGGGTTGTCGGATTCACGGCAACACCATATCGACTTAAAAAAGGCATGATATGCGGAAACAATCACGTACTAAACAAAATTAGTTATGAGATTGGCGTATCTGATTTGATTCATCAAAAGTATTTATGCAAGCCAATTAATAAGCGTTCGATTAACACTCCAGATTTACGCGGCATTAAAACAATTAAGGGAGATTTTGCGGAAGCGGAACTAGTTGAACGTATGATGGAAAACAATCTGGTAATGCTGGCATGCATTGAAATTCTCGCTAAAACTCAACATCGCAACTGCGTTTTAATATTTGCGATTACGATTGCGCATATGGAATGTGTGGCAGAAACTCTTAGATCAATGGACCTTAAAGCGACGATTGCGACTGTTGATGGCACTACGCCATCGGCGGAGAGATCGTCGATTCTACAGGCATTTAAGGCGGGCAAAATTAAGTATCTGGTCAATGTCGGCGTGCTGACGACTGGATTCGACGCAACGATGATTGATTGCGTGGTGTTGTTGCGTCCAACTCAATCCCCTGGCCTTTATTACCAAATGGTTGGCCGTGGTTTTCGATTGCATGAGGGCAAGGCTAATTTTCTTGTGCTTGATTTTGGCGACAACATTCGGCGTCATGGTCCAGTAAATCAAATTCAAATCAAGCCACAAAAAGAAGGGAAAGATCCAAAGACAAAAACATGCAAAAATCCAGATTGTGAGGCGGAAGTATTAATTTGTCTACCGATATGTCCAGATTGCGGTTATGAATTTCCAAAATCCTCAAAAGAACGCAAAATGCACAATTTGCGTCCCGAAGACGAAGTTGATATTATTGCGGAAAATGTTAAAAAGAACGCAAATTACGATGCTGAATATCAGGTGAGGAAAACGACATACGATATTTATGTCAAGAATCATCCGGGCGGCATTTACAATGGCAAACGAGTCGCACCATATCGACAAGAAAAGCTTAGGATTATTTATCACACGACATGTGGCATGGCTGTTTCAGAATGGAGAACAGCTAAACAATTAGTATCATGGTGGATGCGGCGAACAAATGCAAAAATTTGTCATAATATTCAAGATGCATTTTACGAATTAGATAATTTTTCTGAAATATATGAGGATGATGAATCCATTTATTTTTTGTCAACTATCGCCATTCGAGTTAAAACAACAATGGGTAAATGGCCCGAAGTTGTAGATTCAATGGTTGCCGATGTTCCGGCTAAAGTTTGACTGACGACACGAAAGGAATTCGACAATGATGCTGGAAGCCGCACTCCGATACGCCGGGCATGGATACCCTGTTTTTCAATGTGCGCCCAATGGCAAAACCCCGCTAGGCGGTAACGGCCATCTTGACGCAACAACCGATCTCGACCTCATAACGGAATGGTGGACCGCGACGCCAAATGCAAATATCGGCATATCAACAACCGGCTTGCTAGTCGTCGATATTGATGGCGAAGACAACCCGTGGCCGGGATATGGTTGTGATGATCTTGGAGTAGGTGCGGCCGCAAGAACGCCAAATAATGGACGGCATTTTTGGTTCCGCCAGCCCGCTGGAGCCGCGTGGCGATCAACCGCCAGCATGCTGGCACCTCGAGTCGATACCAGGGCAAATGGCGGCTATATTGTTGTTGCGCCATCAAGACTGTCAACCGGGGTATATTCGTGGGTTGATGACGCAAGCCTATTCGATCTGGATACCCTGCCATTACCGCCGCAATGGCTCATCACGGCACTATCTCCCGACAATCGGCAGGTCGTGCCATCGACGCCGGACGGCAACGTCATCATCCAAGGATCACGCAATACCGCACTCGCTCGGATGGCTGGAGTCATGCGCCGCGCGGGCATGACGCAAGCCGGTATCGAGGCCGCGTTGATGGCGGAGAACCAACGATGTTCTCCACCATTGCCACGGGATGAGGTCGTCCGGATTTGCACCAGTATCAGCCGCTACAATCCTGACGATATTGCGGTTGCGCTAGTCGAAGATCATTTCGGTCAAGACGGTATTGAAATTGAGGATCAATTCTCTGTTGAAGATCCGGGGCCATGCCCTGAACACCTATTGTCGATTCCCGGTTTTGTTAATTCCGTCATGACTCACACAATTGCAACAGCACATTATCCCAATCGAGCCCTAGCATTCGGCGGAGCCATCGCCATTCAAGCATTGCTTGCTGGCCGCAAAGTTTGCGATCCATACGGAACACGCGTCAATCTATACGTTGTTGCGCTGGCCAATTCCGGAGTAGGCAAGGACCATCCGCGCAAGATCAATCGGCAAATCATGTCGAAAATTGGTGAGGGCAAATGGGTTGCTGACTTGATCGCATCGATGGAAGGACTCGAGGATCGCCTACACGCGCAACCATCCATGTTGTTTCAAACGGATGAATTCGACCATTTTCTTTTGCAAATATCAAAAGGCAAAGAGATTAGATACGAACAAATCATGGCAAGCCTGATGAGGTTCTTTACCACGGCAAGCAGCACCTATTCCATGCGGGCAAAAGTA